CTTGGTCATGCTTGGTGGCAATACTAAAGTATTACTACGAAACCAATTAACAATATAGCCAACCTCGGCGATGCTGAGGGAGTTGGCTTCGGACACACTTAAATAAACAAGGGATTCATCAAAATCCAATTCACTAGAAGAACAGTTCTTAAAGTTTTCAAGAATCGAATAATAGTTGACCAATTCTAAATTCAACCCGTAATCACTTGTTCTGAGCAGAAAATTCGCAATATCATCGTAGACAGGTAGACCTTTGTACAATTTCTTGTACATTAGCCCCAAACTCTTATAATAATGTGCCACCCAACCATTTCTAATCACATCATCATTGATGCAAGTAGTCAAAGATTTGATGAGCTTCTGCAAATCCTGTGCAAAGAAAAAGTTACCAGGGGTTGTTTCAATGAATTTTCCAGAACAAAATTCAACATCATAAGGTGATTTTCTTATTATTAATTTGGCGTCAAAGCCAAAATTCTTGTAATAATCCTTGGGATTACTATTGACTGGTATTTTCATGTACGAATCATCGCCTTTCAAAACGAAGCTCCTACAATAACACTTGTCATTAACACACTTTATGATGGCGCAATTAGGCGTAAAATTCAAAATCTGGTTATACCGCGTGGAGGTATAGTTCAACAGGCCGTTTCCAGCACTGGTGTCCATGTCTCCAGAACCACGACAAAACAAGAATTTAAAAGTTACGCCTACGGAAGTTGACCCATATTTTAAACACTTCGCAGCAAACAAGTCTGTTACCAGGTTTCTCGGTATACACAACTCATCTGCACACTCAGCATACACACGGTACTCATAACCCAGTAGTTCTTCACGTTGAGATGCTTCATATGCTGTCATATCATTCTCAAGCACCCACTCAGGGAGCATTTCAGAGAACTTCTGCCCACACTTGTGAAAATCACAAGCATTGGCAACTTGAGGTAACTCGAAAAACGCTCTCTCTACTGGCTCAATGACCATGGCATAAAATAAATTAAACCGCGGGTCTCGTCCCATAATCATTCTGGCCGCTTTGCCCTGTTTATAATAGCGCTCTCTCTTAACAAAAGCAGCT